CTCCGGCCGTTGATCTTTGGGATCGCTTCTGGAAAGGCTTTTATGAAAAAGGCGCCGCCGCAATGAAATGGCTAAAAAAACGGCTTGACTTTATCAATACTGATAACGATGCTTTTTTGCATAATATGCTTGAGCGGATGGATTATGATCCTGTAAAGGAAGCAGAAAAGCAGCGAAAGCGGGATATGTACAAACCCGATCCCAATGATGCGCTTGACAGTGGAGCGGCGGCATATAAAGCGGTTGAAAAATGGTATAAAAAAGCAACGCCTACAAAAAGGCTTGAAGATTCTTCTATTGAGGAGCTTGAAAAAATAATCGAGCAGCTACAGTTAAAAATAGAGCTTACAGGGAAGTTGGGAGAAAAAGAGGAAGAACTTTTAGAAAAATCGACGGCACTTTTAGCACAAAAAGAAAAAGCCGAAAAAGATAGAATTGCGACCGAAAACGCCGCGGCAAAAGCAGCAGAAGATCAAGCGAAAGCACAAAAGACCGCCGACGATTACGCAGAGGCAAGCAATAAGCAGCTTGAAAACAACATTAAAGCCCTTGAGCTTGAAGCAGCGGCAAAGGGTGAAAACGTCAAGGCGCAAGACCTTTTCAATGTCTATCTAAAATCCTATATCGACTTACTCACAAACACGGAAGGGAAAATCAAAGAAGGTTATCCTGTTGCACAAAAGCGATTAGAGCAGGTAAACAAGGCGAAGGAGGCGGTTGATGCGCAAACGGATGCAGAGGAAAAATTAAAGGCTGCGATTGAAGCAACCCATGCGGTAATGAACACCCTCAAAGACATGAAAATAGCACCGACGCCGCTAGAGGGATTCGACGAGCAGCTTGCGCAATATAAAAAGTTGCAAGATAAAATAAAGGGCTTAGATGACGCAACAATCGAAAAAGCGCAGGAAGGAAACGATACAAAATATACGAAAGAGCAGCTATTAGAACAGTTGAAAGAAAAAGAGATTGCCCTTGAAAAAGAAAAGATACGGACAATCGCCGGTATGCAAAAAAGCGAGGAAGAGGCATTCCGCGCTCGACAACAGCAGCTTTTAGACCTTAAACGGGCAATCGATGAAAGCGAGGTTTTAAGCGAAGAGGAAAAGGAAAAAGCGAAAGCAGAGATAGACGAAAAATATACGCAAGCAAAAATAGAGCGCGCCCGCACCGTTATGGAGCAAGTCAATCAGTACACGCAGCAAGCCCTACAGGTTGCGCAAGATGCTGCAAAGCTTATGCTTGAATCCATTCAGAATGAACAAAAGCTAGAACTTGCCGCCCTCGACGAAAAGTACGAAAAAGGCGAAATGTCCGAAACCGAGTACACCGCGAAAATGAAAGAGATAAAAAAGAAAGCGGCGCAAGAAGAATACAAGGTTAAGATGTTTCAATGGACGGCTTCTATGCTTGCTGCCGTCGCAAATATTGCCGAGGGGGTAAGTAAAACGATTGCGCTCGGCTTCCCTATCGGGCTTGCCACCGCTCCGATTGTTGCAGCGGCCGGCGCGGTACAAATTGCTTCTATCGTCGCAAGTAAGCCGATACCTCCGAATTTTGCACACGGCGGTATAGTGGGAGGCTCCAGCTATTACGGCGATAACGTCAACGCGAATGTTAATTCAGGCGAGATGATTACAAACTTTCCGCAGCAGAAACGATTATGGGCAATGCTCAACGGAGAGAAGCAATATAAACCCTCTTTCCCTATCACCGTCAACAATACGCAATCAAACCGTGTCAGCGCGTATGCCCAAGAGCGTAATGGCGAAGTGTTTATAGAAATTATCGATAAGCATATCAATAAAGGCTTTGCAGACGGCACGTATGATAAAGGCTTTGCCGGTATGCAAGGGCGAAACGCGGGGGTAAATATTCAATGATAACCTTTCCCTTTTCCATTACGAAACTATACGGCGTTCAAACCGGATACGTCGATAATGCCGTAAAGCAGCAATATGATTCAGGGCGCGTCGTCGCATGGCAAAAAAATACAGTGGTAAAGCGCAAGTATGCCGTATCCTGCTCCGTAACACGGGCGCAGGCTCAAATTTTTGACGAATGGTACACCAAAACCCTCGGCGGTAACGGGCAGCCCTTTAGCGCCCCAAACCTCGAAGGATCGGCAGTGCAAACAGTATACCGGATGGATAGCCCGCCGACGATTGAGGGGCAAGCGTATAAAACAATATCGATGGAATGGATAGAAGTATGACAAAAGCCGAACTTTTTCAATCGCTGTCGCAAGGCGGCGCGTATGCCCTGCCGTATTTAATTACAATCCACCATCCGAACGTCGGGACGGCGCACTATATCAATAATAACGAGGACGTAACCTATCACGGGGTAACGTATGAAGCCTTCGCCTTTAAATACACCCGCCCTAAAACAGTCGGCGGCGTCCTGCAGAACGGAACCCTTGAAATTACCGGCGTTAAAACGTGCGCCCTCGATATGGTAGAGGCAAGCGATGAGCTTTTCACCGTTGACGTTATCGGCGTTCTTGACGCCGCAGGGGACATAACACCGATTCGATACTTCCATCATCAATACGGAACGGTTACCACCGACAACGGTTTGAAGGTTGTTATTTCCTTTACCAATGATGATAGGCTTGAAATGAATTTCCCACCGTTTATATTTGACGCCGACAATAACCGCGGAAACGCGTAAAAGAATGACTATAGTAGTATGATAGAAGTAAATGATTTAATCGGCGCATCGTATAAAGACCACGGGAGGAATAAATCAGGGTATGACTGTTACGGTCTTTGTATCGAAGTCGCCCGCCGCGCGGGGTATCGCTTAGACGACGTGTACTATGAAGATCACAGCGTACATTTAAGCCATCTTTATGCGCCGACACTTAACGTGCATAAAATCGACACGCCAAAAGAGGGCGCGCTTTTAGAGATGGAAACACACACGGAATCGGGGACAGATTTACATCTCGGCGTCTGTTTAAACGAAACCGAATTTATTCACATGACGCGGCTCGGCTGTCGAGTTAATCGCATCGGAACTTTTAAAATAAGGGGCATTTATGGCATTGATACACGTTTATAATAGCATCGGGCAGGACGTAACAACGTATGAAGCAAGCGGCGTTTTAAAAGATGCGCTCACCAATATCGACTGGGAACACGCGATAATTTTGAAAGCAGGGAAAGCTATTTCCTGCGATTATGAAGCGCAGGATGATGACATTATCTTTATCAGAAAACTGCCCAAAGATCCCGTTTCTGCTCTGATTGCAGTTTCTGTCGTGCTTGCCGTTGCCGGCATTGCAGCCGGTGTCGCCGTCGGCGCGGCGCTTTATAATCAGCAACTGGAACTTGAAGAAATGCAAAAAGCGCAGAAAAACGCAAAGGCAAAGAACGCTATAGAGCGTCTCCCTTTTGTTAAAGGCGCACAAAACAGAGCCGCAACCGGCCAATATTTCCCGTACACTATCGGCGAATCGTTATTCACTCCCTACCTTTTATGCCCTCCGCACTACACCATTGAAGGAGTGCGCGGAGAGGATCAGTATTTAAATCTGGTTTTAGAATGCGGCTTTAATGATATTCTTATTAAAAAGCTTCAAATGAAAAATACGTCCGTTAAAACATGGAACACCGAAACCCCGCAAAACGGCGTATTCAATTTTGATGCCGGTACCTATTATGATAGCCGCAACCGTATCGAAATTAGGCAGGCCGGAGATTTTACCATCGATGCCTTTAATAAAAAGATTATCGGCGTAAGCGTAAATAAGCAAATCCCGCACGAACACGCAGGGGAGGATGCGGAAGAGAACGCGCGCATTGAAAAAGAATGGAAAGCGGGCGTCGTTCAGGAATTAGCGTCAAACCCTATGGCGGTAGAGGTTATTGTTCTTTTTGACGGCCTCCGTAAGTTTGAAGAGGATGTGTGGAAATCGCAAAGCGTAACACTTCAGGCAGAATGGACAAACAACCCCGAAGATGCGGAGCCGACATGGAACGCTTTTGATTCAGGCTTTATCCAGAATGGCACCGCCTCAAATACATTTGAGTATAATACGAAAAAACAGATGCGCTATTGCGCAACGCAAACCTTTACCGCTTCCCAAAGTTATGGCAAAAAAATCAGCGTGAGAGTTAAGCGCGTTACCCCCAAGGCAAAGAGTAACAGTCAAGAAAATGTAATCCTTTTAGCCGTGCAGACGACCTGCTACGATGCGAAAAAATCAAACAAAGATACCTTAGTCGCCGCGCAACTGTTAGAAGCCGACAAGCGCGACAAATGTACAAGGGTCGGTATTCGTGTTGTCGCAAACGAGAACACCGCCGATATGCTCGATAGCTTTTCCGTTATTCAATCCGGCCTCGCCCGCGTCTGGGATAAAACCGCAAAGAGCTGGAGCGCTTCAAAGGTGCCGACACGAAACCTCGCTTCATGGGTGCTTGAAATCCTTACCAGCCCCCACCATAAGCCGAGTCAATACGCCGATGATGAACTTGACTTAGCTTCTTTCGGCGCATGGTATGAATACTGCGAAAAAGAAGGTTTTTATGCCGATGGCGTTATCACCCGCGGTGAGAAAAAGAAAAACACAATCGATACCCTCTGCCAAAACGGAAACGCCGCCTTAGTCTATAATGAATTTACCGGCAAGATTGAAGCGGCAATCGATAACGGCCGCCCGTATTCGGTTGCGCTCCTTAACAGTGAAAATATTATCAGCATACAGACAAGCAAAGACTTCAAACGGAAAACCGACGGTAAAAAAGTTACCTACATAAACCGCGACGCAGGATACGACGCTGATAGCGTTGTCTTTATACGAAGCGGTAAAGAGTACAACCCCGAAACCGACACCATCAGCATAACCGCTTTAAAGTATATCACCGATTATAAGATGGCGTATAAATACGTCTGGCGGCAGATGGCGGAAGAGGCTGCGCACCCCCGTACTGTCGTCGTAAAGGTTGGAGCGGAGGGCGCATACTATCCGCTGTTTAGCCGCGTTGAAGTACAGCATCGAGCCTTGCCCGTCGGTCTTTCTCATTCGACCGTTAAAGAGGTTAAATGGTGGGGCGGCTTATTAAAAACAATCACTCTTGACGGGTATGTCGATTTTCCGCAAGGGAAACGGTGCGGCGTTCTTATTCACTGCATCGATAACAAAGGGCATGGTATTTGTGCTGTTGAAGTTGCAGGCGTCGGAAAAACCGACACACTCAAGGTAATTTCAAAAGTGCGGCAATCAGCCGATAGTATTCCGCATTCAGGCGATGTATTAAGTTTCGGTATCCTCGACACGGACGGCGGCTTTCAGGCGGTTACCCGTACGATGAAAATCGTAAACATAGAACCGGCAGACCACGGCTATAGCTTAACCTTAAAAGACTACAACCCCGCTCTTTACGAATACGGGACGCTGCCGGAGTATAAAAGCAATATTACCTATATACCAGACAGCAACCCGACGCCGCACACTTCCGATAAGGGATACGTAACCCGCGACGAATTAAAAAAGGTAAACGAGCAAGCGGTAAAACAAGCAGCCCTCGAAGCGGCCGCAAAAGCCGCGCAAGCAGCGATTGACGTAATAGCCCGCGGCGATACTTTCTCCGATGCCTTTCAACTAAACGGGTATGGAACCTCTCTTGAAAATTTAATTGACAAGATGGACGAGGACGCCCGCAACGCCAAGGACGGATTAAGCATTACCAAAGACGAAATACTACTGAAGGTATCGGACACGGAAGAGGGCTTACAATCCTTTATCGGTATTACTAAAGACGAAATCCTTGCAAAAGCCGACGATATGCGCCGCGAGCTTACCGCCCTTTTAAACGTACAGGCAGGGGCAATCCATGCCCTCGTAAAAGGCGGCGGGGCAACAGGACAGATGGCATTAACCCTCAATCTCCTCGGTATGATT